GCTGATTAGTAGTCATTTAAATTCCTAAATTAGTTAAAAATACAATCGGTTGATTGAGGTCTATATTAACATTGATTCAATTTCTTAACTATCAAAATAAAATCTTTGCCTTGTAATTCTCTACGCATAGCGTTTAAACCTGAAGCACTTGATAACACCGCACTTTGACCGCTTAATGTTCCGTGCCTTCTACCGACTAAAGTACAGCCTTTACTATGCCTCACTAGGTTTCCGTTATGAAATAGAATTCCGCTTCTACCTTGTACGTTTTGAACGTGCCAAACTCGTTTATATTTACCACTACCGGAACGAGGCAAATATTTAACAAAATAGCCACCTTCCGGAAAGCATGAAATATTAGATCTGTTATTCAGCCATGGCCGTTCAAGTGTTTTCAGGATTAAACCACTTGGTAATATTAATGTACCAAGTGTGCAATCTTTTTTATACTCGCGTAATAGCGTTACGATAAGCATTATCTTGGCGCACTGTTGCGGCGGCTAACATAATAAAACGTGGTTATGCTGGTAACGATAAACGTTAAGGTTGAGAACATACCGACTAGTATTTGTTTGCCAGTTTCCGGATCGATAGTATCTTTGAACTCATAGAACGCCCAACCAAGCGCCAACGTAAACAAGGCAACACCCCAGTAAGCTAGGTTTGGCCTAACTCTTGCGCGGTAATCATCGGTTTCAGTTGAAGTATCTAGATCCTTGAATACTTCTTGAGCGCTTGATAGTGCCTTTTGATTTTCAATATCAATAGAAGCTTCCGTTTCAGTTTGAACCTTATCAAGTTCAAATTTAGCCCCGTTTTCCAGCATAATCAAAGCGTGTGCGCGTTCTTCTTTATCGTTGGCATATCCTGCCGCGTCACGTTCAATATCAATACGAGCCATTTCAACACGTTCTTTTTTTTCTTGTGATTGCTTAAATAATCCAAAAATACCACCAAGCAAACCACCACCGGCGCCGCTTGTGAATACAGAAAACAACGCTGTTATTGCAGTAAACATAATAATTACCTCTTGTTTTAAAGGATTTAATATAGCAAAAAACCGCCAATTGTGACAGTGGCGGTTTTTCTTTTACTTTGGCTTTTAGCTTGCCATTCGTTCAAAGTTTTGATTTTGCACTTTGGCAAAGTTGGCAGTAAACACATTAGATTCGTGTTGTGCTAGATGATTACTATTATCTTGTAAATCAATCTCGCCGCCATAATCAAACGTTAAAATTTCACTTGATAAATCAATTATTGAATAAAGCTTATATTCAATCGTTGATTCACTTGGTTGTGTTTTAAGTTCAGGTTGCGCTTGTAATTGCACAGACATTAAAGGTTCAACAATAAGTGAATTGATAATGGTGTCTTTAAATTCCGTGGCCATAACTGACAGGGACAAAGACAACCCCACCAAGCCGATTAATAAACGTTTACTTATTTTCATTTTTGTAACTCCATCTAGATGAAAAACCAAATAACTTGGTTGTTAATTTATAGCAACAAATGATAGTTATAGCAATAACCTGTATTTATACAATTACACTAATTTCAGTCATGGCAACATTATCGAAATAATGAAGTAAGTTTTTATCAACGTCTAAAGCTAATTGATCAAGTGCTTTTTCATGGGCTGTTACATAATTTCCAGTAGCAACAAAATATTCCATTGGTTTTAGGTTAACCGGTGAATTACTTTTTAAGAGGAAAACAACTTTGATCACATTGTTCATCGTTTAAGCTTCCTGAAATTTTTTCTTTTATCACGTTTTTCAAATTGACGGTATGATCCATGTTCATTTTTAATAGGGAGTATTTCACCAATACAACCAAAGTTATTCAGGTTAATTGAAACGGGTTCTTGTTGTTCTATAACAACAACAACAACGTTATCCATAGCGCTTAACATGTGCGTTATTGATTCGGCTATAGCTATGTTTCCGCCGTGAATTAAAACAACACCATGATTATAGTTTCTACAAGTCATTTTATACCCCTGTTTACCTTACCCTCACGAATGAAGGTAAGACAGTTTAATTTTCAACCTTGACCAATATGTAAACTAGCCGCTCCTATTAGTTTGATATCCGCCTTGCTTCTGGTTTTGGTTTTGATTAAACCCACCTTGATTTTGATTGTTCAAGCCGCCTTGTTGCTGATTGTTTTGCTTTGGCTGATCATCGTAAATGCCACACATAACATTATCACGCATTACGCCGCCTTTTTTGAACTCTAAAGCGTTTTGCTTTGCCAGAACGCCAGCTAAACTAACGGTAGGATCAAGTAATAAAAACTCACCTTTATCATTACTTAGAATTACGCCAATTTGAACATACTCGCCTTTTATTTCTTGAGTTTGCTTATCTTGGTATTCTCCAACTCTTGCGCTTAATCGTCTACTCATTTTAATTCCTTAATGTTTTTTGCTTACTGTAAAATTAAATGCCTTGTCATTGACTGACATTGACATAACTAAACCGCCCGTAGCATCAACTTCACTAACTGGAATGGTTACAACATCATTACCGGTTAATTTAGCTAAGCGATTAACTAAGCACAATAAAAGCTGATCTTTGAAATCATCTATTGCTTGCGCATGTTCGGGCGCTTCATTACGCGCCGCGTCTGTACCTGACCCCATAACTATTTAACTCCCATTTGATTAGCCGCTAAGCTTTCCATTGCTGCTAACGTTGTTCTGTAGGATTTAATCGCTGCCTCTTCTTTTTCAATTGAAGCATCAACAGCAATAAAAAACACTTCTTCATCAATACAAAATGCTTCACTTGCATTGCGACCACTAACTTTAAAAATCAGCCTAGGTTGATCAACTTGTTGTTTGTCGATTCCATGTTGAGCTTTAAGCGACTTTAATCTTTTTATATTATGATCAGCATTGCTAACTTTGCTCATTAAATTATTCAAACTTTCAGTTACCATTGTAAACGCCTTTTAAATTATTTAATTGTGCTACCCAAAAGCGGCGATTAAACCGCTTTGTTATTTTACATTTATTAGTGAGGACAATAAAATTTATTCAACTAAAACTTCTCGCGCTCCATTGTGGCCAGCAACCGAAACAATGTTATTTTCCTCTAACTGCTCAACAAGTCTTGCTGATCTGTTATAGCCTATTCTAAATTTACGCTGAATACCCGAAACTGAAACGCGCCTTGTTTCTTTGACGAACGCCACTGCTTCATCATAAAGAGTATCTTGATCAAGGTTTAATTCTTTTTGTTCCTCTTTTTTTTCTTCTTTTTGGTTATCTATATCGGAATCATCATTTTGTTTATCAAACTGATTTCGTAAGCATTCACAATGAGCAACCATTAACTCCAGCTCAACCGATTGCACATGGCGATCATATTCTTCTTTATCTTCAAAGTTATCATCGTCGCATTCAAAAGTTGTTTTGATACCTTTGATTTTAAATTTATCGTTAAGCGTAAATGAAACACCATCTTTTGATAAATTTATTTCGCTAATGCTATAACCGCTTTCGATTAATTCTTGAATTTGATCTAATGGATAATCACCTTTAAAACGAACAACATCTTTATGCTCATTTTTCATAACCAATAGATTACCAGCTGAAAACCCTGCGAATACTAATTCTCTACTACCTTCCGGCTCAAGCAAACAAGTTAGAATGTTGGTGGTTAATGAATTTGATATACCGCTACAGTGAAGCGTTTTAGTTTCGATTGAGCCAATAGCTTTTAATAATAAAGAAAGAGCCAATTGTGAAAACGATTCTTTACAGTCAAAAATTAACGTTTCTTTTTTAGCGTGGTAATAAGCTGAGAATTTAATTGTTTTAGGTATTACCCTTGCGCAAAATTCAGCACAAACACTTTCGTGAATTTCGCTTATTTCTTTTTTTGATGCTTCATAGCCAAGGCTTTCAACTCTAACTTGAGTTTCTTCAATAATTTGTGGTTTAGGTAATTCTTTGCCGCTATAGATAAAATCAATACGATACCCGTTCTTTAAATCAACTAATTGCTGAACAGGATTAAAACCAAGATTTGACCATTGGCTATCGGTTAAAGGTTCAAACAATAAACCTTCCATGTCACTTAAATTTATTTTTAACGTGCTTAACGTTGGTAATTTAGCTGAAAATACGTGTATATTTTTCATGTTGGACTTCCGTTTTTAATTGTTGCTTAAGGTTTTGGTGCCGTAATTGATTACGACACCATAGGTTAATTACTTGTTATTTATTGCAAAGTACATTCTAGCAGTTGAATCAGCATTAACTAATGAATCGCTAAGCTTGGCAGTATTACCGGTATAATGAGCAACCGCTTCATCTAGTGCGCTCCCTTTGTTGCCAAGATCATCTTTTGCCATTTTCATTGCGCAAAAATGATTATCTTTTTCAGCCCATTTTTCTTGCTGTTCTTCGTTGGCGTGACGTTTTAAGGCTATACGCATAATACGCTGATTGAATTGTTTGTTGGACGTAATACGGACTGAATCACCACAAAGCTTTAAAAACATATCAATAGCATCATGTTCATGAATACCTTCTTCATGCGCTCGTTCAACCGTTATGCCGTGAACATCAATAGTTTCTTGTGGTACTTCCCAGCCATCAGGAATAATTAACACATCCATTTGATCAACAACTTCTTGAGTTTCAGCATTGAAAAGAATGGCGGCAAGGCGTACTAAATGCGGTTGAGTTTCATCGTTTGAACGGGCTTTCCAATTTGGTAAACCGGTTGTTTCTGTTTTATAGCTAAGGACTGTTTTCATTTTTTATACTCGCTGTTGCTTTAAATGATGGCGGCTATTAACCGCCGGTTAAATTAAATGAAACTTTTACTCGTAATAAACTTCTATTACTTGTCTTTCTTTACGTTGAACAATGCTTGCTGAATCTAAATCATAACTAAGATCCATATCCGACATACCGTTATCACCAGTTATTATATAATCAGTGTACTTGATGAATACGCCATTAATTTCATTTACAACTTCATTGCAAATATACCAACGGTGTTCATCCATGTAATCAGAGTTCCAAACTCTATTACCCTCAGTTAATGCTTCGATTAAACTATCATCTTCAGTGCCGTAACCTTCGCTTTCACAATAAGCAGATAAAAATTCTCTCACTGTTTTTAATTCTGGTTCAGCAAATCTTTCAGCTAGTCGTTGTTCAATCGGCTTTTCATCTTCAACAATAGCTTCTTTCAAAGCATCGTTAGCCGTTGGCGCTGGTGTTTGCGCTTGCTCTTGATGAAGTTTATTAACCGCCTCTTTCTCAATTTCGGCTTGCTTCTCTGCCATTTCACCAAGCTGAACAATAACCTTAGCTTTTGCTAAATTGGCTTGATCAAACAATGAACCATATTCAGCTTCATTAATTTCAATGAGATCCATAGAATTTAGTTCTTTATTTAACTCTTCGGAAGTTTGCCCGACCATTGATGCAGGTATAGCAATTAAATGATTAATGTTATTTTGTGCTATTTGATTAAACTCGTTAATTTTACGCTGCTTTTCTTCTGCTTCATGTTCGGCCTTTATCTTGGCTTCAGCTTCAATTTTTTCTTTCTCTAAACGTTTATGCTCAACTTCAGCAAGTTCATGTTCAGAAATACGAGCTTTTATTAGGTTGATAAGATCATCATTATCTTTAAGCAACAATGCAGCGTGATCACTAAATAAGAATTTATGGTTTTTTGCCAATTCAGTTAAACTATCTAAATTTTTACGGATAATGATAGAAATTTCATTCGCTTCAATTTTGGCATTAGCTAAAGCAGAATTAACCGTCTCTTCCATTTTGTCAAAGCTTCGCTTACCTTTCATTACCGCTTCAAAGTTAACGACCACTTGATTAATTTGAACGCCATTAATGGTTTCACTTAAACCGGCTAGATGCTTGTTAAATTCAATGTAAGCGTTATTTACGATAGATAACTTCTTGCTTGCCTTGTGGGTTTTAACCGCTGAGTTTAACGTTGATTCAGCTTTTTGAAGTATTCCATCAGTAATTTCAACATCATTAACGAACGCCGAATAACTTTCAAAAGCATTTGTTATATTGATTTTCTCTTGCTTCAATTTTACGCGAGTTGCTTTGATGTTTTTAACGAAGGCTTCAGTATCAGCAAAATCTTGATCAGTTTCTAATATTACCGATAAGCGTTCATCAATTGCCGCTTTGATTTTTGGTATGAATTCACCAAGGTTTGAAATAACCGTTGAGCCTTCAACTTTGCAAGTGATCAATGGAAAGCTTTCTTGTTCGGCGGCAACAACAATTTCTTTTTTTGCTTCTATTCGGTAATTATCTAATTCTTTATCGAATTGTTCCCACCCTAAAATTAAAGCTTTTCGTCTTTCGGGAACTGATTCATACCACATGCTTTCAAAATTATCTTCTGTGCCATCACTGGTAACAAAAATAACTTTTTCAGCGCCGGAAACTAAAAGCTGTTGTTCAAGCTGCCAATAGTAATGAGGTTCTAAAACGTTATTCCTAACATTTTCGGCAAGAGTTGCATTGTAAAGTTTATGTTCAAATGCGATATCTTCCATCATGGTTAGACCATCAAAAGAAGCGAGTATTTTACTGTTTTCTAAAAGACCGGTGACAGGATAAAGATCATCCTCAATAATTTTTTCAACAATTGGACGCGCCATTTCTTCAGTGGCATGACCTTTATCAAAAATCTTTTGCATGTGTGATGAAATAGGCTTTGATTCACCGGTAAACTTCATGCGCAAAAGTTCATCACGCCCCATGTACTTTGATTCGCCCATCATTGCAGGGGCTTCACTTGCGCCAAAATTCTTTAGGCGTTCAATTTTCCACTCTTCCGAGCCTTGGACTAAATTTAACGTGATCATTACACTTCACCTTTTATAGTTTTAATTTGTTCTTCTGATAACTGGCCTTTAGTGCTGACCATATCAATTATTTGTTGAGCTGTTTTTTTATTGGTTTCAATAAGCTTCATCCACTTTGGATAGTTTTTATCAAAATCTTCTTGTGGATAACCTGAAATAATCTTTTTTTCAGCGTTAACGTTTTCATGCTGAACATTATTAATTTCTTCAGGGTTGTAACATGCGCCATCATCATCATCATCACCAACTGTAATGCCAAGAGCGCCAGTTAATGTGTAACGGCGTAAATAGCTAATGGTTGAGGCGATTTGTTGTATCTGGTTTTTTCTGCCACTTGAATCAGCAAAAGCACTCATTGAAGTTCTTTCTTGATGCCCTTCTTTTTGAGTGACTATACAAGCAACGGTCATTAAGTTGTTATCGCTGCTTTGCTCGTAGCGATAAGATAAGCCTGCTTCTTTTAAGCTTGGTCTTATTACTCGCGCTATATCTTCAAGCTTTGCATAAGTGTATTCAGTTCTACCGTTGTCTTTTGTAGGGAACGAAGCTAGCCCTGTTTTTTTAATGGTTACTGTCATTGATTGGAATATTGACAGCGCATTAAAGAAAGCTTTCTTGGCGTTCTTGGCTTCAAATCTATCCTGAAGATCCATAAGCTTTTCAAGTTGGTTAATATCAGCGCCTTTTTCAACGGCCATTTGAATCAAACCCATGTACTGATCTTGCTGAACCGCTACCGGATGAAGTGTTTCTTGCTCAACCAATTCTGATTTAGCCATTACGTGATTTCCTTATCATTTTTACTTAACTTACTATCAAGCATAAAAGCCGGAATAGGCTCAATGTAATCTTTAACATCAAGGTAAAAAGCACCGGAACAAGGCTTATCACAAGAAACTTTCTTGTAAATGTTACCCCCAAGGACTACGCCAACCGTTGTTAGCGTTTCGTGAAGATCTTCATTACTTAGGATTTTATCCTTGATTGATTCTTTTTTAGTAGTTTCAGAACAAAGTTCATCACTCAACCTAAGTAAGTTTTCGGTTGTCTGGCTAAAATCACAGAATAGATTGTTTAACGTTATTTCTTTCATCATGTTGTTTCCTTTATTTGCTTTTACTGTTTGGACGATTTAAACAATAGCAAACTGAATTGAGTGTGTAAAGGGTTAGTTTACTATTATTAATAATTGACTCTTACAGGTGTAAGGTGTACATTTCAGTTCTCTACAACAAATAAGGTTATATGTATGAAGTTAGCAAAAATAAACTCAGGGCAAGCGCTACAGCTTCTAATGGTGAAAAACAAGTTAACTAGGGAAAAGCTAGCTTATGAATTGGGCGTTTCTAGAGTCACTTTAAGCGGATTAAGAAACTCAAAATTAATTAGCGGAAGAAACTTAGTTATGATTTGTGAGTATTTTAAAATCAGTGCTTCAGATTATTTTAAGCTAGGTGAAGAATAAAAAAATGCGCCACCGTCAAGTAAACGCATTAATTAAAGTAACGAGGTAATCATGCCAAAAAGAAAAGCTATTAGCAAAAAGCTAAGGTTTGAAATATTTAAACGGGATTTATTCACCTGTCAATATTGCGGCGCAAAACCACCAACAGTCATATTAGAAGTTGATCATGTAATACCGGTTGCTTCTGGTGGTGAAAATCAAGAGGATAATTTATTAACTTCTTGCTTTGACTGTAACAGAGGTAAAGGCGCTAGATTATTAACTGAAGCACCTGAAGCCCTAGCTGAAAAAATCAAATTAAAAAAAGAAAAGCAAAACCAGTTAAAAGAATTTGAAAAATTACTCAATGATCAAAGGGAATTGATGGAAGGTTATATTTTAGAGCTTGAATATAAATTCTATGAAAACATGGGTTGTAGATTTTCTGAATCGTTCAAGTTATCTGTTAAATCTTTCTTTGAAAAACTAATGAGAACAGAAGTGTTTGATGCTTTAGATGTGGCGTTATTAAAAGCTTACTCACCCGAAAGAACTTTAAAATATTTTTGTGGTGTTTGTTGGCATAGAATAAGGGATCGTGAAAATGGCTAGAGCAAGAAATATAAAGCCGGCGTTCTTTAATAATGATGAATTAGCCGAGATAGAACCATTAGGGCGATTATTGTTTATCGGTCTTTGGACTATTGCCGATTTTAAAGGTGATCTTGAATGGCGTGAAAAACGCATAAAAGCTCAGCTGTTGCCTTATGATAATTGTGATGTTAAAAAAGTCGCGATTAATCTGGATAAATCTGGATTCATACGGTTTTACTCTGATAATGATAAAATTTACTTGAACATAAGTAATTTTAGCAAACATCAGAACCCACATAAAAACGAAAGGATAAAAGGCAGTGAAATACCGGCGTTTAGTGAAAGTATGCGCCAAGTTGTTGATTTAACTAATATCACGATTAATCGCGATAAAAACGGAACTGCTCAGGATAAAACAGAAGTTAATCATGCTGATTCCCTGATCCCTATTACTGATTCCCTTAACCTGATTCCTGATTCCCTCAAGCCTATTACCGAGGAACAGAAGCCATCAGCTAAAGCTAATGAACCGTTTTTAATATTCAGCTATTGGAAAGAGGTTATGAAAAAGAATGATTCGGCTAAATTTGGTGCTAAACGATTAAAGGCTGTTAAAGATCGACTAAAAGAGGGGTACACAGTCGATGAAATAAAACAAGCTATCTACGGTTGTTCTATTACGCCTCACAATATAGGCCAAAATGATCAGGGTAAACGTTTTGATTGTTTGGAATTGATTTGCAGATTTGGCACTAACATTGAACGCTTTACCGGTAATGCTCAACAGGCAGCGCCGAAACAATATAGCGCCGTTACTGAGCGTAATATTAACAATATTAAAAATACGGAGTTATTTTGATATGCAAAAACATGAAGAAGATGAATTCAAGGAAGTGATGATTGGCCTTGGTGAATACTACACCAAAGAAATCACCGATGCTTTGACCAAAATTTATTGGTACGACTTAAAGCCGTTAACCATTGATCAATTTAAGTTTGCAGCAAGCCAACATCGTTTAAATCCTGATAACGGGCAATTTTTCCCTAAATCAGCCGACATTGTAAAAATATTTACCGGTAACTCTAAGCAGCAAGAACAGGTTCTTGATGATACCGCGCAAATGCAATGGCTAGTTATCCTTAGCGAGATTAGAAAAACTGGTTCATGGGGTAATTTAAAGATTGAAGATCAGCAAGCAATGGCGGCGGTTAAGTCTCTTGGTGGTTGGAAATTCATTTGCTCTCAAACTCAAGCGCAACTTGTTTGGTTAAATAAAGAATTTGTTGCAGCTTATAAAAACTTTGAACGAACGCCAATTGAAGCTTTACCAAATAAATTAGCTGGGCGTTTTGAAATAGAAAACCACAAGCAAAATAAAACTCCTTCAGTTGAATTTTCAAGAATTCAGGAAGGTATTAAACAACATCGTCTAGCTAATAAGGGAAAATAATGCAAAAACATGAAAAAGAAATCGTCCATGTAGTTAGTTTTTCAGGCGGTAGATCAAGCAGAAGACTTGTTCACCTAATGGAAGCTAAACGAAAAGCTGAAAACTTAAAAGTTGAATATCTTTTTATGGATACTGGCGCTGAAGATCCAGAAACTTATAAATTTATTCGTAACATCGTTGAGTTTTACGGCATTGAATTAACTTGTATCAAAGCGAAATTTGGTAAATTAGGCGTTGGCACTACTTACGAAAAAATAAGCATTGATGAAATTAATTATGATTTAACTACGTGGAAAGCAATGATTGCTAAATACTCTACCCCGTATAATCCTAGCGGCGCTTTCTGTACGGATCAGTTAAAAGGAATTCCATGTAAAAAATATCTTAAAGATAAATACCCTGAAGGAAATTTTGTTGAGTGGTGGGGTATTAGAATTGACGAACCAAACAGATTAAAAGAAAAAAATAACGTTTATTATTTAGCTGAACTTTGTGATTTTGAAAAACAAGATATTATTGAGTGGAGCAAAAAACAAGAAGTTGATCTTGATATTGAACATAGTGATGTAACTGGTAATTGTGTTTTTTGCATTAAACGCCGACCTAACAAAATAGCTTTGGCCACAAAATATAGGCCTGAATTAGCAATTGATTTTATAGAAATGATTGGTTCTTCAGAAGTTAGAGTTGTTGAAGGAAGAAAAGCGCCTGTTGATGCTATGTATCGCGGGAAATTATCACTTAAATCAATTATGGATAACGCTAAAGATCAATCAATTATAGAATTAAGACAAGCAATTAAAGGCATGGGCGGAGAAGAGTCCGGCAGTTGTTCGGAGTCTTGCGAAACAATAAATTCAGATGGAGAATGTTTAACTGAAGAAATGATAAATGAAGAAGATAAACCAGAATTTCAAAGTTTAGATAATGAAAAATTTAAAATTCTATACGTTGATCCACCTTGGAGTTATAACGATAAAAAGTTAAACCGTGGCGGTGCGTTGCGCCATTACCAAACAATGAACATCGAAGATATTAAAAGCTTACCGGTTGGTGATCTCTGTGAAAAAGATTCTCTGTTGTTTATGTGGGCTACCTTCCCGTTATTACCTGAAGCGCTATCAGTAATTGAAGCATGGGGCTTTAAATACAAAACTTGTGGCTTTACTTGGGTTAAACAAAATAAGAAGTCAGACGGGCTTTATATGGGTATGGGAGGATATACCAGATCAAACGCTGAAATATGTTTAATTGCCAAACGTGGTAAAGGCGTTAAAAGAATTGATTGTTCAGTTCGTCAAACTCAAATTCACCGGTTGCAAGAACATAGCAAAAAGCCGGATTCATTCAGGGCTAGTATTGATCAGTTATACGGTGAAGTTAGCAAACTTGAATTATTCGCAAGGTCAAAGCATGAAGGTTGGTCTTGCTGGGGAAATGAAGTATAAAAAAAGCCCTTTCGTATTAATGAAAGGGCAAAACATGAAAATATCAGATTTATATAAATTACCTATGATCACTGAAAATGATTGCATCCTTGATCATAGTTGCCGGTACAAAATTGATTTCGATACTTCAGACAGTAATTGTAAAGAACAAATTCAAGCCGTATCAGTTGCTATAAACAACCATGATGCCTTGGTTGAAGCCTTGGCTGATTTGGTGGCGAACAGTAGCCCAAAAGCTAACATGCAATATCATAGCAGACGGAAAACCGCCGTTGATTTATTGAATAAAATTAAAGGTGATAGCAATGAAAGCAAGTGAATTCATAAAAAATGAATGTTGTGGTGTTGGTTTGTTAACTATTGAAAAAGCTGATCTGGTTGCTCGAGTGGAAAATCTTGAACAAGATAAAGCCTCTTTGGTTTCAGCTTTAGAGTTTATGATCCAACGTCCTTTTGATGAAAGTGATTTTGTTAGCATGGTTGATCAGTGTAATAAAATATTGGATAAGGTTTCTTCTTAATGGCTGAAGTTCATTTCATTAAAACATCAACCGGCCTTGTTCCCGTTTCTGAAGCTGATAAAGAAATTTATAACAAGTGGAAGTTAGGCCGTGTTATTTGTGGCAAGTTTAGCCAGTCAAGAAACTATGAATATCATAAACGTTTCTTTGGCCTTTTAAATTTGGCGTTCGATTATTATGAGCCATCAAGCGGCGTTTTAACGCGTGATGAAAAGGAACTACTTAGAAAGGTATTCATTTCATTAGATAACGCCTCAAACAATAGCGGCGTTATGCTTGAATGGGGTCGCGAGTTTATCAGGTTAGAAACCAACTCAAGAAAATCTAAAATTGAAAATATTCAAAAAGCCTTTGAGCCATTCCGTGAGGAAATGATTATTGAATCCGGTTTTTACGATGAAGTAAGAACGCCATTAGGGATTAAAAAGTATGCTCGTTCAATATCGTTTGCTTCGATGGATGAACACCAATTCAGGGAGTTATACAAGGCCGTATTTAACACACTTTGGCGTTTCGTCCTGTCTCGTTACTTCAAAAATGAAGATGAAGCTGAAGATGCCGCAATGAAAATGTTAACTTATTCTTAGTTTAAATCACATCAACGACAAAATACCTCTTGATTTTAATTATATTATAGTCTAGCATTAAACGTAATTATCTAAGTGTGACTTAATATAGTTGTTTTTGATGTAACTTGTTGATAGCGCTTAGTAAACCTTTATAGAAAAAGGAACGACTATGCACATAGAAGATTTAGACAGAGCGGTTCAATTAAGTAAATCATTAAATACTGCATTAAAGAAATACAATGTCATTGAGGCTCAACTAACCCCTAACGGTAACGGACATTATAATTATGGCGCACAAGTAAGGATTGGTATAGGTGGTGACTCTTATGGCAATGGCGAACTAGCAAAAATATGTATACCCGTTTCAGAAAGTACTGATGCCAAGAAAGAACTAGTAAAAATGAAATCTGAGGCATGGGGCAAGGTTGTTGGTTTACGGGCTAGTTTAAGAGGTCTAGGTGTAAACTTAGATGAGTCAATTACATCAAAGTAGACCTACGGGCTTACTTCACACAATTAAACTTTAATGGAGAAGGGACGAGTATGCACCAGTACACCGATAGAGAATTGGAAGAATTGTTTTATGAGTTTCTAATGCTAAGTACGCCTTTGCCGTTAGATGCTAAGAAGCAGATATATTTTCTACTAAAAAGTAGAAACGAACTTACACAAAAGTAGGCTGATATGTGGCAATTAATACTGATATTTACTATAGCATTCGCGCCTTGGTTGATTGCTATGTTAATTGTTAAATACGCAATAAAGGATTGATATGAAAAATTGCAAATGTGGTGGTGAAGCTGTCATTGAAGATGGTTTTATAGATGAAATAAATAGTAGTGGTAAATTTGTTTGTTGCTTGGAATGTGATATGCAAACATTAGTTTACCCTGATTTTGCCGAAAGCGCAGCTATTGACGATTGGGACAATAATCGTACCGAACCAATTACACCAAAGTAGGAATGAACATGGCTGACATAACAATGTGCCAAGATTGGAATTGCCCACATCAAGATAACTGCTGGCGATTACTAGCTCCGCCAGACGAGCTCAAGCAATCATACCAAGACTTTAAGTTTGATTATGAAGCGTATGAACACAGCGGCAATAATAGTAACGGTTGTGATTTTTATATCGCAATGGATGAATTAGATTTTACGAATAAGTAGGAGCAAGAATTAAATGAAAGTAGGTTATATAAGAGTTTCTTCGGTTGATCAGAATACAGCGCGACAACTTGACGGAATTGAACTTGATAAGATTTTTGAAGAAAAACTATCTGGTAAAAACATTACTGATAGGCCAGAACTTCAAACATGCCTTAACTTTTTACGCGAAGGTGACTTTTTACTTGTTCATTCAATTGATAGGCTTGCTCGCAATCAAAGAGACTTACAAAACATTGTAGGTGACTTGGTAGCTAAAGGCGTATCAATTAAGTTCATCACTGAAAACCTTGAGTTTGGCAATAAAGATAATCCTATGGGTAATCTAATGTTGCAAATGATGGGCGCGTTTGCTGAGTTCGAAAGGACTATGATCAAGTCTCGCCAGCGCGAAGGTATTCGAAAAGCTAAAGAACGCGGCCAGCAATTCGGTAGGCACTCATTAAAGAAAAAGATTATATTGGAAATTTACTCGCGCTTAGATTCTGGAAAAACAGCTAAAGAGATTGCTTTTGCTCTGGATATTGGCTCAAGCACTATTTACAAGTACAAAAAACTAAGGGCTACACTAGAAAGCCAGTTTAAATCTAAAGAGCGTAAAGTGTAAGGCTTATATGAAAAGCTACAACCTATCCTTATTACCCGATGAAGAACGCCGTGATATTGAGTTGCAAAGGCAAGCTGCATTGTTAATGCATAATTTTAAGCGCGGTTCTATAACAAGATTAAAAGTTGAAACTGAAATCTTAAAATTAGAAGAGTCCGAACGCGAAAAATTCAAAGGCTTTTTAAACTCTTTCAGGAAAAACAAAAGCAAAGCCAAAGTTAAGGCCAAAGTTAAACGTAAGGCGAACACAAACGATGGCACAGAAAAAGCCAGAGAATGGCTAAATAATACAGGTCAATAAAATAGGTTGGATTATGTTAATTAAATCAGGTGTTACTTGTCAGTGTAGAAATTGCAAAGAATTAATAACAACTGGTGATTTTAAATATACCTATCGAAAAAAAGTATTCTGTTTTAAGTGTGGTTCAAGTGAAAAAATCAAAGGAAAAATAATGGCAAATAAATCAGCGAACACCGAGCAAAAAAAATGGATGGATAGTATTACTGATTGGTCAGTTGATAGCTTGCATCTTCTTTATGGTGAAGAATATTCATTTCACCCTATTCAGCGCCATCATGTTTTAGGGCGATCAGCAAAACAAAACAAAGTTCATATCGGCCATTGGTTTATTTTGCCGGTTCCGTTTGAACTTCATGATCCAAACGTTGATCATGAAGCTCATGTTGGTAAATGTAAGAAAGCCTTTGTTAAACGATTTGGAGCGCAAAGAACTTTATTTGATGTAATGTATCAACGAATGAAAGAAGAGGGCTACAACGTGCCAAATATTGAAGTTTATAATGCAATTATGGGAACGGCAGCGTGAATATAAAAATAAACATCAAACCAATGTCTGTTAACGAGGCTTGGCAAGGTAAGCGGTTCAAAACGAATAAATATAAACAGTATGAAAAATCATGCTTTATTCTTTTGCCGAAAATCAAAATACCAGAAGGTAAATTAAAAGTTGAATTGGTTTTTGGTTTTAGCTCAAAACTTAGTGATGCAGATAATCCGGTAAAATGTTTTATTGATATTCTTCAAAAAAAGTATGGCTTTAATGATAATAAAATTTATGAGTATTCGATAAAAAAAGAAGATGTAAAAAAAGGCGAAGAGTTTATTGAATTTAATGTAATGAAAATTAATTAAAGGTGAATAATATGAACTATCCAAAATGGTACTTGCTCTATGTTTTTGAATGCGAGTGTAACCAAGAAATACCACTTCCATATTCTGCAAAATAAACTAAAGGGTAACGGCTAACACCGCTACCCTTTTTATTATTACAACTTCATTCTTGTAAAAGAAAATTCTTGATGATCTAAGAATTGTTGAGTTACAAATATAGTGACCTTCCCTTGCTGATCAACGCTGAAATTAGATATGTTTGATCCGTCCGATTGCTTAAGATCACCAACTCCATGAAGTCGCCCGTTACTTGTCTCAGGTATCGGTAAATTACCCGTAGTGTTTAGCGTGTAAATTCCGACCGGCAAGCCCCCACCGCCAACAAGTTTAGTGCTACGAATGTTATAAGCGTAAACATTACCGTTTCGTCTAACGTTGCTTAGGTTTGGAACTGTTGTAAATCTATTTTTTAAATCAGTCCCATCAAGCGTTAGTGGCATAGGGAAATCATGAAACGCCATGGCTTCGCTTTTGGTTGTACAACCTAAGCCGATTGCTTTAGCTATCGTTTCAGCTATGAATTGACCACCCAATTCATTAGGGTGACTAGCATCATGAAAATAATGCATAGTATCAACCAATAAGAATGCGTCACCAAATTCATTTCTACTTCTATAATCTCTTGTCAGCAAAGACGGAAAATCAATATAAATACCGCTAGTTTCTAATGCTAATCTTTTTAACTCATTTCTAACGTAAGAATCAGGATTAGTAAACCAACAGAAGTCAGGGACAACAACGTTTGTATTATATCTTATGCAGTTTTCTATTATAAAATTTATGTTATTGGTGAATATAGTTTCATTGGCCGGCGTACCGTCAACAACACCCACATCATTATGACCAAGGCACATTATTAAATTACCGGTGGTGCATAACTGCTTTAATCCCATTTCAGTAGCATCAAGCAATTTACGGCCACTTTGAGCA